GAAAGTAAAGGCGAAGAAAGAAAACTACGAGAAATCTTTAATGGAGAAATTCCACCAAATTTTAATTGGAAAGATTATAGTATTATTCGTATACCCTATGAATTAATACCTAAAGGATTTATGGATGATAAACAAGTAAGTAGAGCAAAAGCTACTATTCATGTTGGTATATATAATATGGAATATGCTGCATGTTTCGTTAATGATAGTCAGGGATTTTTTAGAAGAAGTTTAATAGAAAGTTGTGTTACAAAAGATTATCCGGCAATAACAATTGGTAACAAACCAGTAGTTTTTGATGCTATAACTCAAGGTAATCCTAATTTACATTATGTTTACGGTATCGATCCTGCTAGTGAACAAGATAATTTTAGTATAGTAATATTAGAAGTTCATCCGGATCATTCTAGAATAGTATATTGTTGGGCAACAAATAGAAATAATTTTAAAGAAAGACAAAAGGTTGGACTAGCACAAGAATATGACTTTTATAGTTTTTGTTCTAGAAAAATTAGAGATCTTATGAAAACCTTTCCTCCTATTAGAATAGGAATGGATGCTCAAGGGGGTGGCGTTGCAATAGAAGAAGCTTTGCACGATCCTGGCAAGCTTCAAGATAATGAACAACTAATATGGCCAATTATTGATTATGACAAAGCAAAAGATACTGATTCTCAACAAGGTTTACACATTCTGGAACTAGTACAATTTGCAAAGGCAGATTGGACAAGTCAAGCTAATCATGGATTAAGAAAAGATCTAGAAGATAAAATATTACTATTTCCACGTTTTGATAATCTTACACTTGGTCTTGCTATGGAAAAAGAAGGAAAAAATATCTTAGACGACGATTTAAATCCATTATATGATAGCGTTAGTGAATGCATACTAGAAATAGAAGAACTTAAAAACGAATTAACAACTATAGTTATGACCCAAACTAGCACTGGTCCACAAGCAAGAGACAGATGGGATACTCCGGAAGTAAAATTACCAAATGGTAAAAAAGGAAGATTACGAAAAGACCGATATAGTTCATTATTGATAGCTAATATGATAGCTAGACAATTAAATAGAACCTTACAGTCTCCAAATTATGATATTGTTGGTGGAGATAGTAGAGATTTAGTTAATCAACAAAGTAATAAACTATATAAAGGTCCCGAATGGTTCACATCGAATGTTAATGATGACGATATTTATCAAGGAATTTACAGATAAAAGTGTATTATTAAAGTAATCAAATAGCATTACTATTACATTAGAAATAAATATATGCCCAGAAAACCAAACAAAGAAGACGTTATTAAAAACGCATCATCTATAGGAGAGGATGCTTATGTCACATGGGGAGAGGATTTATCTAGTAAACAAGATGCTCTTAAAAGATCATCCGAATCTCTAGATGAATTTACAGGAATTCAAAATTCTACAGCAGCTTTTGGCGGCGGTAGAAGGTATAGTATAGATTTTTCTAATCTAGACGGTGATACTGGTGGTCGTCCTGGATTAACTCGTAATGACTACTATGCTTTTAGACCAGACGAAGCTGTTCCTAAAAAGATTAAACTAGTTATCCGAAGAGCAGAAGATATTTATCATCGTGTTGGTTTGGTAAAAAATGTTATCGATCTTATGGGTGATTTTGCTGTACATGGTATTAAATTAGTTCATAAAAATAAAAGAATAGAAAGATTTTATAGACAGTGGTTCAAAAAAATTAATGGTAAAGATCGTAGCGAAAGATTTTTAAATAATCTATATAAAACAGGCAATATTGTTATTCATAAACAAACAGCCAAAATATCATTAAAAGTTACTGATAATCTATACAAAACTATTGGATCTCCTGATCTCAATGTTAAACAGATGGATCAATTTAAGATAGAAAAAAAAGAAATTCCTTGGAGATATACTTTTATAGATCCAGTTTATGTTGAAAGCGCAGCCGGATCCTTATCATCATTTGTTAGTGAAAAAAGATATGAATTAATTTTACCGGCTACTTTTAGAAAAAATATTAATAGTCCAAAAACAGAAGCAGAAAAACAGATAGTATCTCTTCTTCCAGAAGCAATAGTATTAGCAGCTAAAACTAAAAGACCATATCCATTAGATCCGGAAAAGACACTAGTTTTTCATTATAAAAAAGATGATTGGCAAGCATGGGCATATCCTATGATATATGCTATTATGGACGATATTACTGTTATCGAAAAACTAAAATTAGCAGACATGGCGGCTCTAGATGGAGCTATAAGTAATATTAGAATTTTCAAATTAGGTAATTTAGAACATAAAATTGCTCCAACAAAAGCAGCAACAGCCAAACTAGCACAAATTTTAGGAAACAATGTTGGTGGCGGTACAATGGATTTGGTATGGGGCCCAGATATTGAATTGTTAGAAAGTAATACTAATGTTCATAATTTTCTTGGAGAAGGTAAATATACTCCTCATTTAAATGCTATCTATGCTGGTTTGGGAATTCCTCCAACACTTACTGGCACATTCGGAGCAGCAGGAACTACTAATAATTTTATTAGTCTAAAAACCTTAACACAAAGACTACAATATGGTAGAGATATGTTGGTTAAATTTTGGGAAGGTGAAATAGAAATTGTGCAAAAAGCTATGGGTTTTAGATATCCAGCTAAAATAGAATTTGATAGAATGGACCTAAGTAATGAAGACGCAGAGAAGGCACTACTAATACAATTAGCAGATAGAAGTCTTATTAGTGATGAGTTATTACAGACCAAATTTGGCTTTGATCCAGATATGGAAAAATCAAGACTTAATAGAGAAAGAAAAGAAAGAGATTCCGAAAGAATGGTACAAAAAGCTGGTCCGTGGCACGATCCTCAATTTGAAAATGCTCTTAAGAAAATATCTTTACAATTAGGAATTGTAACACCAAGTCAAGTAGGATTAGATTTACCAAAGAAAAAACCAAGCGAAAAAACAGCATTAGAACAAAAAGCAGAACAAGTAAAATCTCCTTTTGGGGCACCCAAGGTGGCTAACGATCCGTCCTCGGAATCGTTGCCGAAAGAAGCAGGCGAAGGCAGACCCAAATTATCCAAAGATACCGAAAAAAGAAAGGACAGAACATTTTCGCCCCAAACTGGCGCCAAACTCTTAATATGGTCATCTTCTGCACAAGACAAAATTAGTTCTATAATCAATCCATTAATTTTAGAATATTTTGATAAGAAAAATTTAAGGAGTTTATCCAATGCTGAAAATGAAGAATTAGAAAAAATTAAAACAAATATTCTTTTTCAGACCAAACCTTTTGCTAAACTAAATGAAGAAAATATAACAGAATATTTATCAGCATCAACTAGTAATGATACTAAAACTTTTTATAATTGGTTAAATTTGGTTAAATTAGAACTCTCTAGAGAATTAACAGTTGATGAAATTAAACAAGCTAAATCATCTTTTTATACAATGGTGTATAGTACAAAATAATAATCAAATCTTTTTGAAAGGTTTATAATGATAATATATCCACACGAACAAGAAGATGGCTTAACATCAAAAATATTAGCCTCGTCTTCTATTGCTTATGCTAGTGTTGCAGAGCCATGCTCTCTCAGATTATCATCTAAATCATTTAAAAGTTTAGCATCTTATGACGATAGTGATCTATTTTATGTTCAATCTATTCTAGTAACCTCATCATGGAATAAAAATGATGATGTATTTGATAAGTACGAGGTATGGAATGCTAAACACACTCCAGAACATAAACCCACAAATCTAGAACATAACGAAAGTTTAATTGTTGGTCATATAATATCAAATTGGCCTATTACCGAGGATGGGCTATTAATAGATCCAGAAACTCCCGTAGAAAATCTACCAAACAAATTCCATATTCTCACAGGTTCTGTTATATATAAAGGATTTAGCACTTCCGAACTTAGAGAAAGATCAGAAAAATTAATTAGTGAAATTCAAAATGGTACTAAGTTTGTTAGTATGGAATGCTTTTTTAAAGGTTTTGATTATGGAGTAATTAATAAACAAACCAATGAATATAAAGTGCTGAGTAGAAGTGATGAAACAGCTTATTTAACAAAATATCTTAGAGCATACGGCGGTAAAGGAGAAAATAATGATTATAAAATTGGTAGAGTTTTAAGAAATATTACCTTTACTGGTAAAGGATTTGTTGACAAACCTGCAAATGAAGATAGTATAGTTTTTAATAAGAATCTTTTTGAAGAAAATAAAAAAATTGATAATCCTCAAGAAAAAAATAACGAAAATGAAAATTTAGGTGTAATAAGTATTCGATTGAATAATCAAATGGAGAATAATACAATGAGTGTAGAACAAGATGTAACTGAAATCAAAAACAAATTGGTGGCTATGGAAACTTCTTGTCAAGAGGCTGTAGCTGAAGCTAACGCATCTGTTAATTCATTAACCGAAAAAAATATTGCACTAGAATCTCAATTACAAACCCAAACTAACGAATTCACAGAAAGAGAAACTGCTATGAAAAAAGAAATCGAAGAAGTCAAAGCTTCTGCTTCAGAAGAGCTTTTAGCACTCAAAACTTCATTAGAAGCACAAATCTCAGAACTTTCAGAAGCTATTGCAATGAAAAATGAAGAGATGAAGAAAAAAGAAGAAGAAATGAAGAAAATGAAAGCAGAACTTGATAGCGCCAACGAAACAGTCGCTGCTTATAAAACAAAAGAAGCAGAAATGGTCAAGAAAGAAAAAATGACCAAAAGAAAAGCTGCCCTTGTAGATAATGGCGTCGAAGAAGATGCTGCTTTGGCTTTTGTTGAAAAATATGAGAATATCGAAGACGAAGCATTTGACGCTATGGCAACTCTTTTTGCTGCTATGAAAATGAAAAAAGAAGATGCTATGAAAATGAAAATGAAAGCAGAAGAAGTTGCAGAAGCAGAAGAGATTGTTGAACCCAAAGTAAGTGCTTCTGATCTAGAAAATGTTGAAACAGAAACAAATATTGAATTAACAGTTGGCTCTGATTCTTCTGAAGAAGAAGAAAATACCACTCGTGCAGCTCTTGTTGAGTTTGTTTACAGTAAATTAGGCAAAAAAAACTAAGTAATCTTTATACGGAGAACATACAATGGCTCTAAAACCTGATCGTATCGAACTATTAACAGATATCTCTTTTTTCATGACTACTATAGCAGAGCGCGGTGGTGTTGTTAGCGCTGTAACTTCAACAACTGGTGTTGGCGTGTCTATGGACGATGCCAATGCTGTTGTTGCTTACGCCGCTGTAGCATCTGGTGCGAAGCCAGTAGGCGTTCTACTTAATGATGTTGTGAATCTTGATCTTACTCGCCAACACATTAATTGGCACAAAGATGAGGTTCAGGTCGGTGGCAAAGTAACACTATTACGTAACGGCCAAGTTACAACAAATATGTTAGTTGCCAGCATCACTCCATCCGCTGGAACAGATGCTTATGTTGGTGCTAGTGGCTTGATTGGCACAAGTAGTTCTAATGCTGTTAAAGTTGGTCAGTTCTTAAGCGGCAAAGACACTGACGGCTATGCTAAAGTATCAGTAAACCTATAATTTTCATACACGGAGAAATAAATATGTCAGCTAAAACTGAAAAATTTCAACCAACTCCAGAACTTAGTGATCTACTAAAGCGTTCTGGTTCAGCTCAAAGAGAGGTTGCTTTAGCAGCTAATGCCGAATTTGCAAAAGCCCTAGAACTACCTCTTCGTCAGGGCGTTCTTAATGGTGATGTTCTTGATGGTATCTTTGAACCAATTCGTCTTGATCAAAGTGCCACACCAGAGTTTCCTCTTGATTTCTTAGCTCCTGGTACCGAGAAGGACTTTGTGGCCTACACAATTCCTAACCACGGTTATATTCCAGAGCGTCATGTTGAGGGTGATTATGTTATGGTTCCAACATATGATGTTGGTGCCAGCATCGATTATCTCTTAAAGTATGCTCGTGATGCTCGTTGGGACGTTGTTGGTCGTGCTATGGAAGTGCTAGAAGCCTCGTTCGTTAAGAAGATGAATGATGATGGCTGGCACACACTATTGGCCGCTGGTGTTGATCGTAACATTGTTGTTTATGACAGCGATGCTAATGCTAGCCAGTTTACCAAGCGTCTTGTTAGTTTAATGAAAACTGTTATGAGACGTAATGGCGGAGGTAACTCTGCTTCTAATAACAGAGGTATGTTAACAGACCTTTACGTTTCTCCAGAAGCTATGGAAGACATCCGTAACTGGGGTGTTGATCAAGTTGACGAAATTACTCGTCGCGAAATCTATACCGCTGCTGACGGCGCTCTTAACAGAGTTTTCGGCGTTAATCTTCATGATCGTGACGAACTTGGTGTTGGTCAACAATATCAACTATTCTATACATCAACTCTTGGTGGCACAATGCCAGGAAGCGATACAGAAATTGTTGTTGGTCTTGATCTTCGCAAGAACGATAGTTTTGTTATGCCAATTCGTCAAGAAGTTCAAATTTTTGAAGATGAAACACTTCATCGTCAGAAACGAGCTGGTTTCTACGGCTGGGCCGAACTAGGCTTTGCTGTTCTAGATAATCGTAGAGTACTTCTTGGTTCTCTATAATATATTATCTTAATAGTTTTATCACAGAGAAGAGCCGCTCAATTTTGGGCGGCTTTTTTCTTATCATGATTAAGGTGTATAACTATAATAAACAGAGGTGATATGTTATGGCAGCATCCAAATACGATTTTAGTATAGAACAAGGCTCCTCTTTTAAATTAAGTTTGGTTTATAAAGACGATAATGGGAACCCTATTGATCTTACAAATTGGTGTGCTAGATTAACATGGAAAACTAACACTAATCTTACTCAAACTTTTAGCACAGAGAATATAGATTATAGTGTATATAAATTTAGTATAGAGCCGTTAATTGGTAAAATAACTCTTATGATACCGGCTAGCACCACCAATAGTTTTACGTTTAATGCTGCAAAATATGATTTGGAATTACAAAGTGATGATAACTTATACATTGGCGGCGGTAAATACATTATACGATTAATATATGGCACAATTAATATTGTTAAACGATTTAGTCAATCATCTTCGTTATTGGAGTGTGACACTTGAGCGATTTTACTATAGAAATTTTTGACACTAAAAATATAGTGGAAATTGAAACCACTGTTGGGAACATATTAAATAATTTAGAAATTGAAACTAGTAGCGACAGAAGCGTTGAAATAGTTTCTGGATATTCAGCAACAATAGTTTATGCTAGTGATGTTATTGGATTAGATAATTATTTAGCAAATTTTATAGATAGCTATGAAATAGATTGCGGCTCACCATAATTATAACATAAAGGGTTAATGACTATGGCAGTTCAAACATTACTTCAAGTTCGTAGAGGAACAACAAGCGAATGGATCAGCGCTAATCCAACACTAAGTGCTGGCGAATGGGGCTTAGACACATCACTTAGAAAGTATAAAATAGGAGATGGATTAACAGCATGGAATAGTCTACCTTATGCTAGCATATTACCTAATAGTAGTGATCTTGTAGGAACTAGCGGTATCGGTATTAACTTTTCTGCCACAACAGGAACACCCGTAACAGTTAGTGTTACCGGAATATTATCTTCACAAATTAATGATTTTAATGCTGCTGTTGATGCTAGAGTTACCGCTGGTTCTGTTAGTGAAGAACAAGTTCAAGATATTGTTGCTAGTGGTGACCATTTAACTACAGGATTTTTAAGAAATGGCACCGGGGTAGTTATAAATTATGACGATGCTAGTAATTTTGTTAGCATTAATGTTAGTGGATATTCATTACTCAACCATACCCACTCTAGCTCTGATATAACAGATTTTGGTGAAGCCACTCAAGATGCTGTTGGAACTAATGCTGGATCAAGCGGATTTTTAAGAAATGGTAGTGGAGTAGCCTGGACTTATAATGATGCTGGTAATACACTAACACTAGGTGTTACTGGTATTCCAGCGTCTTTAGTTACAGATTTTGCTAGTGCAGTAAGCGATCAAGTAGATACGACTCTTGCTGCTGGTACTGGAGTTGTACTAAATTATGATAGTGGAACAGATACTTTAACAATTCATACTAGTGGATATTCATTATTAAATCATACTCATGTATGGAGCAATATAACCGATGCTAGTAGCATTGTTACTACTGGTGAATTAGCATATCTTTCTGGTGTTGTTGCTGGTACCGCTAGCTCTAATCGAGCTGTTGTATTAGATGGTAATAAAAATATTAATGGAATTGGTAGTATAACTACAACTGGTAATGTTATTGTTGGTGGAGATCTTACTGTTCAAGGTACAACCACAACAGTAAATAGTACCACTGTTGATATTGGAGATAATATAATTCAAGTTAATGTATCTGGTGCTGAAACTCAAGGCGGTTTGCAAGTTTATGATCATGATAACACTATTGCTCGTAGCATAGTATGGGATATTAACGATACAAGATGGGAATTTACTGGCGGCAATGTTTATACGTCTGGCGATTTTATTAGTAATAGTTTACAAGTAGCGTCTACGGGCTTGATTACTAATCTAAATGCTGATTTATTAGATGGACAGCATGGTAGTTATTATCGAAATTTTGCTAGCTTAACAGGATTACCCGACCCAATTATTACTGGAACATTAACTGGAGATGTTACCGGAAGTAGTAGTGTAACATTAACAGATCTTGGTAATGGAACACTAAGTATTAGTACAACACTATCTGATAATACTGTTACTAGTGCTAAAATTGTTAATGGTACAATAGTAAATGAAGATATTAATGCTAGTGCGGCTATTGCTGTGACTAAATTAGCTAGTAGTGGTATAACTTTAGGTAGTACAACAATAAATCTTGGACAAACTAGTACTGTTATTGATGGTTTAACAAGAATTAGTGGTGTTAGTGCTCTTAATCCAACTTATATATACTATGCTATAATTGATGGTGGCTCTCCATAATTTATAATACTGGTAGATTTTGAGGATATTTTATGCCAGTAAATGATTATATTCTATTCAGAAAAGGCTCCAGTACAGAATGGAGTAGTGCTAATCCAGTATTAGCTAGCGGTGAACCAGGATATGATTTAACTAATAAAATCTTTAAGATAGGTGATGGTATTTCGGTTTGGACACAGCTTAGTGGAGTCAATCAGAATATAGCGGCTGGATATGATATATCTATAACTAATAATAGTGGTATTTATACCATTGCTTCTACAAACTTAGTCCATGTTGATAGTCAACAGCCTCAAGGATTTGTAAATAGAACTGATAGTAGAATTAGTGTTAGTGGAAACATATTTAGAATAGAACCCACAGGAAGTTCATATAGTTATTACAATAAAGGTATCAAAGTTGTTAAAACTAGTGGCGATAGTTTAACTATACCAAATCTTACTCAAATTAATTATATTCATTTTGATACTATTAATAATCAAATATCAAATAAAACTACAGGTTTTGATTT